ATGGACTTCGAGTCCGACATGTTTGGTGCCTTACACACGTCCACACCAGTTCAAGCACCATCTATTGCCGCTAAGTCACCTGGTCATGCCTTTGTATCCAAGTGCTTACACCCACCTTCTGACACTCCAGCTTATATGGGTTTACCAACTAATGACGCCCGTTCGCAAGTCTGTCTTGACTACCGTAATTTACAAATTATGTCTAGTCCTCTTATACAAGACAATACAACTGCTGCTATTGTTGCGCCCACTAGTGCACAACTTAATACATTTAACGTTGCCATGCTTTGCCCAAATGGCCTTCGTGTCCAATCTATCGGTTTTATTAACAACGCCACCGATGGTAACATAATGAAACAAGACTTTGCCAACAACATGATTCAAGACTTATACGCTGCTGAGAATCTTATTCGTGATGCAACCCTTTATAGACCTGTTTATAAGTCCACATCCGTTTACCCAAATATGACTATGTTTAATAATACTGGTGTTGCTGCTTCTTGCCAATTTAACCCAAATATTTTGTTTGCAGGCACTGTATTGAGTTTATCCCATTCACAACCGGACAAATTTTATGAGTTTGTCTCAAGCGGATTGAAAACTAAAAGAATCAAGAAACATGTTAATCCAACACGCGAACAAATTGAATCATGGGAAACTATCCCACATTACCATCGCGCAGAGATCATCAAAAACAACAATTTACAACATTCTGATGTTTTGGACTTGGATCCAAATTTATCTATACAGGTTGTTGTTTTAGGTGATAGTGGTACGGGCGATGCACAAAGCGTACCCACCTTATCACAATTGATGACAATGAGCTCTCGTAGTTATGCAGGCAAAGCAACTGAGGGTATCTTTAGTGTCCAAAGACTTAATACTATAACTCCAAAATGGCTAACATCCGGAAATACTTCCAGGACTGTTGGCCAACCTAACACCTGGGGTTTGTATGAGTGCTACAAGTATTTACCCGCCACTACTGGTGGTTACTTTGAACCCTTTCTTGAGAATGCTCCTGCTGGTACTTTGCAAGTTGATCTTAAGCCACTCCGTGACACATTGTGGTCTTCTGATATGACCTGGTCATGGATCGCCTTTTATGGTCTAACTCCTAATAATGCTTCCGGCACTACTGTGAACCAAATGATTATTAAGAAAGTTTACACTGGCTACGAAGTGCAAGCCGCACCTTTGAGCGCCTTTTCGGGTTTAATGAAATTGGCACCCAAACCTGATCTAGCCGCTATGCAAGCCATGATGGATGCTTTCTATGAATTGAAAGACGCCTTTCCAGTTAAATATAATTTCTTAGGAACTCTTGCATCTATTGCTGCTCGTGGCCTCAAGACATTTGGCTCATCGTTACTCAAAGAACTTATAGGAGGGAGTTCGTCTAAAGAGAACACCCGCCCTAAGAAGAATAAGGTCAAAAAGTCTACCAACAAAGTCGTCCGTGAAAATAAACAAGAGTTACAACAACTTGCCGCTGTTAACCACAAACTTGACCAAATGTCAATGGGTAATAATAAACCCAGAAACAGACAGCGAAGAGGACGACGATATCGAGGTAATAAAAATTCAGGATTACCTCTAAATGATTATGTTGACAGTAAGCAAACCCCTAAACCACAACGTGTCAAACAACGCCGTGATTATAACGCTCCTACCACTTCTAGGAATGCGTGATTTATTTATTTATATATAAATCAAATATTAGATGCACGGGGC